ACAGGTGCGCGGTGTAGTTGAAGGTTGTTACCTCTGATTCGGTAGGTACTGGCTTGGGTTTGTTTCTGGAGCGTTTGGTGGGGATGAATATCAGGTTGTCCATTGCGATTTGGGTTATGCTTCGTCGCTGTCTTGCCACACATCCTCCTTTGTCTCAGGCAGTGGGAAGTTACCTACCGGTGACCTTTCGCACCGTATGCACCATCGATTCCAGTAAGGCTGATCTGGACGGAATCGCTTGTCGTCTTTCCGCTCTCCGCATCGGTCACATCGGATCATTCATACCTCCTGTCAGTGAACCTGACGCCCTGTCCTGTTGCCCACGCAGTCGAATACTCTATGAGGCTAGCCATTCTCCCCACACTCATCTCTGCGCTGCTCTCGCGGATGTTGACGTACTCACCCTCTAACCCGGGTACGACTTCAGCCTCCTGCTTTGTAGCGACCGCATGACCACTAATCAGCAATACCTTCCACTGCTCCGGCTTGAGTTGCTTTCCGCACCATGTGACCTGACGTGCGATATCACCCAAAAGCGCGTGAAATTTTGCGTTCTGGTCAATGTTCCGCTTGTAGTCAGAGATTCGAATGGTGATTGGTCTGTCGTTGTCGAGAGGTGATGCGAGGATGGCGTTTATTGCTGACTGCTGTTGCTGCTTACTTCTAAGGAAGATTGTTTGCTTTGTCATGATGTCCTCTAATGATTCTCACCATGTCACGGTAAATTATTGGATATGACCTGCAGGAGGCGAAGTTAGTCTTAAGAAGATTCCCCATAACAGGCTGCTCTTTGTAGTTCTTGGTCCATTTACTGAAAAACCATCGTCGCCACAAAAACCATTTCACTATTGGCATACTCACTCCTTCACTTTGATTCCAGCTGCGCGGATGGCTTCAGCACAATAGTCGATAGCGCAGTTGTGGCCTCTGTCGAACTCATCCTCAACCATCACTTTGTCATCGAGTTTTATCTCGATAGTTTCTCGACTTGCCTGCCATGATTTCCAGGCTATGTGAATGGGGTAAATCGAGTAACATTTTCTGTCACTCTCCCAGAGCAGCTCTTCATCGGTGTAGAGATGCTCTTCTCTCAAAAACCGCTCGAAAGCCTTTCTTGATTCGTCCATATTCCTCTCCATCACTGACCCTCAGGCCAGATAACCGCATCTGCTTTACCTGTTAAAACTTTCCAGGCAGATTTGATTCGCTGCTTGATACCCATACCTAAGGGTCTCGCCGGAACCCAGCATCCATCTGGTGTTTTCATGTAGTTTGTAAAAGCGGAATCAATTAAATCTTGAAGTTTATAAATCATCATTCCTCTCCATCAGCGTGCTGGGGTGTAAATACTGTTCATTGAAACTCCTGACTTCGTTATGCGCCCCTTGCGCTTTAGCCATAACAAAGCGTTGTATGCGTCCCAGTAATCGATTCCAAGCATGGAGTTGCATTTCCTGCATATATCAACCCTCCTCATTCCAGGGGTTTCGCAAATAACCTTATACACAGCTTCATTTCGCTCGCTGGTAGTCACGTCTTGCCTCTCTCAATCTCTGGTTGATAAATGCAGTTAACGGGTTGGCTGCGCCAAAGTTAAACACCGGATTCTTGCTGTATACCCATGCGTTCTTGTGACACCAGTCACGATGTAGCTCGCCGCGTGCTGCCAGGCCTTTCAGCGTTTTCGTCACCAGGTTCTTTGGAATACCTGTCGCGTTTGCTATTTCTACTGCCATTCCTGTTTCGTGCTCTTCAAGATAGCGATGGATAGCTTCCAGGCGCTGATTATGCAGAGCAGTTAGGCGGTAGAAATTTGCTCCTTTGCGGACGCTGTCAACCTCAATGAGACCATCTGTAACGAGGTCGCGAAGCAGGAGGTTGATGTGTGATTTGTGGCATCCGAAGAGTTTTGATAACTGTGCTGCTGAGGTGGGAATGTTTGTTTCAAGGTGATTGAGTATTTTGTCTCGTGTGTTCATCGGTTTGATTTCCTGTGGCGGATCGTCATCGTCGTCGCAGGCAACATAGACTATGGTCTTGCCCTTTCTCTCCCTGACTTTAATTTCTCCATCACGACGCATCTTGAACGACGCTGTGGTTATCTGGTTTTTGGTAAGGCCTGAATCCTGAATCGCCATACCTGCGGTGAAATGCCCGTATTTCCCCAGGCATGCGAGTATTGCTTCACGTCCTGTCATGCCTTGCTCCTGTAGCTGTCCCACGTAAACGCCAGCGTGCATCCTCCACCATCGTTCATGCGGTCAATGACGCGCTCTCCAATGAATGCAGCCAGTTCTTCTTTGCTCTGGTTGCTTATCAGGATTGTGGGCTTCATGCGTTCGTAGCGGGTGTTGATGATTTCGAACATGATGAGCTTCTCGGCGTCACTACCAAACTGCACGCCAACTTCGTCGATAATCAGCAGGTCAGGCTTGGTGAAATATCGGATCACCTCATCCTCGGTGCGGGATGATGTTTTAGACCAGGTTGATTTGTACTCTCGTGCGATTTTAAGAGCAGTTGTGAACACCGCTGAGCTCTGGTGCTCAGTAATGGCATGTCGTGCGATTGCCAGCGCGAGGTGATTCTTGCCAGTACCGGGCTTTCCGCACATCACCAGTCCACCGCCCTTCTGCAGTCGCTCAGGCCATTTGTTGGCGTATGCCTGGCAAACTCTTAATGCTTTCTTTGCATCATCGTTGACCGGCTCGTAGTTCTGCAGGGTGCAGCTTGCGAAGCGGTCCGGTATTGCCAGGTTGCTCAGCAGGATTTCGATATTTCGCTTTCGTGATGCATCGTCGATTTTAATCTTCTCGGCCTGCAGACCTATAAGCTCATCCCTCAGGCACTCCGGGCAGTCTGACGGTCGCGAAGGCAGTTTTATCGGCCCCGTTGAATGTCGTGTGCGCTGTGAATACTCGCCATGTTTTTCACAGGTTCCAGTGCCAATTTCCACTTCGGTGTGTTCGATAGCGATAGGCGGGGCACTCAGCTCTGCAAGTTTCTTCTCCAGGTGAGATATCTTTTCGTCCAGTGTCATGTTCACTCCTGAGCCCATGATGGGATATCAGTTTGTCCGTAGTCTTTGGTAGCGAAGCTCTCGTTAACGGCTCGCTTAACAGGTTGGTGAATGGCGTTCTTGTTCTGGTAGTTCAGCTTGGCACTGGCAGTGCTAAACCAGTTCTTAGGCTTCTCATGCGTGAATTCCAGATCCAGACGCGTCAGCTCAGCCACCAGGTCGATATTTGTGAAAAGCGCCTTCCAGGAATCGAAGTCCTTCTGGTTCAGTCGAACAACATTTCCCTCGAAGGCGTAACGACTAGCCATCTGGTGAACATTCCCATCTTCGGGACAAGGCGCGTCAGCGGCTTGGGTGTTAACTACGGAATCAGGAATCATGATGAGGGAATCAGGAATCAGGTTAAAGGAATCAGCAGGATTTAAATTGTTCTCCACAGGTTCTTGCACCGTACTTGCACTGTGCTTTAACTGTGCTTCATGATTATCAATAACTTGAGATTGATCTGCACCACTATTGCACTGTACTTGTACGGTGCTTTCATCTTCCTTTACTTGTTCTTCTTCCTGCTTTGTATCTGCTTCGCAGTATTCAGGTATCTCACTAGGTGCTTCCTTGCAGTGAGGATTCTGGTGTTTTTTCCAGTTGGTAATCTGGATATATGCGCCATCCTGAACCTGATAGCGCTGGATGAATTTGCGATCATGTAGTTGCTGAAGAAGCTCATCGCAGTCGACATTATCGAAAGGAAGTACAAGGGCTTTCACCTTCTTTGGTCGGTCGTCTAAACGACCTTCCTTATCGGCGATAGTCCATAGCCCGGCAAACAAGAGCCTGGCGTGAGGTGAGCATTCGGCCAGTTCATCGTTAGTGAAGAAGCCTGGTTTAATGTTTCGTGAACGAGCCATTTAGATACTCCATGGTTTTCGTGGCCCATAAGCGCCAGCCTCATTCAACAGGCGCTCATGTTCCTTCATCATTTGAGATGTGTAAGAGATAATCGGAGTGGCCTTGGCGTCTTGCAGGAGAAGAGAGCAACCTTTTCGGTTGAGTTTCTTGATGTTATCTGACGCTAGCTCTACCAATCGTTTAACTGCGGCTTGTTTGCAACCAAAGACCCTGATGTTCAGTTCATCAAAAAGCTCTGATAAATACAGCTGGTCTGATTTTTCAAGACAGATGACATCATAGTTATCAGCAATTACCTCTAATGGCGTTTGCCGCTCTATAAGGCCTGCGCCAGAGAAAGCATCCTCAATTGTCTCGATAGGACAATAGAAAAACTCTCTGTTGTTGCTTATTCGATAGCTGCTTAGATATTCATGTATTTCAGCCTCATGACTCCTGGGATCGTCTGAGTAATAAGCCGAATAGACCTTAAATGGGAATGGTATTCCCGTTCCTTGTGATATCTGAGCAGCCCTCTCTTCCGGAGAAAGGGTTGTCATTCCAACCTTGTACACATCTGGCATATATTCGTTGCTAAGAATGTATACCCACCCTTCCATCCTGAAGTCAGGAGGGATATCAGGTGTTTTCAATGCTTCTGTGATTATGGTTAACGGCTCATTAATGCTTGAGCCATTTACAGAATTATTGCTCGGTGCCATAATTACTCCTGTTACTTGGCGTAACACAGTGTCTCTAGAATTCGATACTGATTTGCTCAGAGCGTCCGGCCACCACCGGGCGCTTTTTGCTTTCTGGCATCACAGCTGCAATAGCCTGTCTTGCCACTTCACGAATCAGGCTTGTCTCCCAGACTTTCTCCAGAAGAACGAACGTCACCGCCATATCGTGGATGTTTAATCGACTCACCTTTGAATCTGCCCATCCCGCCATCTTTGCGAAATTTGTCTGACCCATTGAAACGAGTCGGGCACGAAGTTCTGTTTCCACTTCGCGTACCTTTTTGCTGTCTTTTGCTAGTTCCATTGATTAATATTTTCCTTAGTTAATAAGTAAATACGCATCTGTTGATGCGTTGGTTTATCCCCGCATTTCGGCGGGAATGAGGCCAGGACTGTTAAAGAGCGGTATTGCTTATGCTGCTTTGTAAAGCTGAGGGAAAAGTTCTTCTAGGCTAAGGCCGGTAACTTTCACCCAAATCTGGGCGCGCTGGACAGGCAATGTGCCACCGCGCTTTTTCAACAGGCTGATTGCCTGCGGCGTTACACCTACTCGCTCTGCCAACTCTTTCTGGCTGCATCCGGCAGCAGTGAGGGCTTTATCGAGAGGAGTAACACGATGCTGTTTACTCATGTTGATCTCCTTTATCAGCAATCAACACTAGGTTAATACATTTGAGGATTTAAATCAACACTGTGATGATTGATTAAATCAACGCATTGTTTACCATTGCGCCATGAACCAAATATATCCAACACTGGCTGACCGCCTGCGCTATCTGATGCGCGAAGAACGTCTAAAACAAAAGGATCTGGCAGAAATGCTGGAGACTTCCCCGCAGACAATTAACAACTGGCTTAAACGAAATTCCATGAGCCGTGACTCAGCTCAAAGTCTTAGTGAAAGTACGGGTTATTCGCTGGACTGGCTGCTGAATGGATCTGGACAACCGAAACTTGAGGGTAGTAACTTTGTCGATTCTCGCCTGAAACTCGCGGAGTGGGATGATGAGCTTCGTGATAGCGGCGATTTCGTGGAGGTACCGCTCTTGAGTGTCAGATTGTCTGCAGGAGGAGGCGCTTATGAGGTTGATGAAGATGAGGTTTATGCTTTACCTTTTCGCGCCAGTACGCTGAGACGACTCGGAATAAGAGTTGCCGACGCTAGGGTTGTCACGGTTGTCGGTGACAGCATGGAACCTAAACTTTCAGATGG